AATGGTTATACAACGGTGGTCCATACCAGTTGGTAATCATGCACTTCCTCATTGGTATCTGTGCCTATATGGGTCGCCAGTGGGAATTATCATACCGTTTAGGTATGCGTCCTTGGATTTGTGTTGCTTACAGTGCTCCAGTTTCTGCTGCGTTTGCTGTATTTCTCATCTATCCATTTGGTCAGGGATCTTTCTCTGATGGTATGCCTCTTGGTATATCTGGTACGTTCAACTTCATGTTCGTATTCCAAGCAGAACATAATATCTTGATGCATCCATTCCATATGGCAGGTGTCGCAGGTATGTTCGGTGGAGCATTATTCTCTGCTATGCATGGTTCACTCGTTACATCTTCTCTAATCAGAGAGACTACTGAGACTGAATCACAAAACTATGGTTACAAATTCGGACAAGAAGAAGAGACTTATAACATTGTTGCTGCTCATGGATACTTCGGACGTTTAATCTTCCAGTATGCATCGTTCAATAACAGTCGGTCACTTCACTTCTTCCTTGCAGTCTTCCCAGTTGTTTGTATATGGTTGACCTCTATGGGTATATCAACTATGGCATTCAACCTCAATGGATTCAACTTCAACCAGTCTATCCTTGATAGTTCAGGTAAAGTAGTTCCGACATGGGCAGACGTTCTTAACAGAGCAAACTTGGGTATGGAAGTTATGCACGAGCGTAACGCCCACAACTTCCCACTTGATCTTGCTGCCGCTGAAGTCACAGAGGTTGCACTTGTTGCTCCTGCTATAGGATAATGGAACTCCTATTCATCTTTGCTGCCATTTCAGGTGCAGCATACGGTGCATATAGGATGACACCCAAAAACTGAATAGTATGTTATACTAGGAGGGTTAATACCCTCCTTTTTTATGTTTGTTATTTGGAATAAGAATAAAAAACTTCCTAAAGAAGCACATAAGAAGTTGGTGGTGAGGATGAATGAATATAAGTTGCAACCTGTTTCGGATACTAAAAAGAAATTTTATACTTCTTATGATGGTATGAATACTTCGGTACAATCTCAAGAATTATATGAAGTATTAAATCCTTATTATTCCAATCTTGTTAAAGATATTATTGATGATGTGGGGTTACTGCATCGTATAGAATACAATTTTAAATGGTGGGTTCAGATGTACCGATCAGATACAACAACTCATGGGGCTCATCATCATTTTTATCAACAAAGTACAATCTTATCTTGGGTTCATTTTATTCAGTCTCCACGTCAAAGATGTTTTTATTTCTTAAATAGTAATGATGAGAAAATCTATCCCCAACAAAAGAGTGGGGACATTATTGTTTTTCCTTCTTGGGCTGTGCATGGAGTAGATACAGTTAAGAGAAGAAACTTTAATCGGATAATTGTTGCTGGTAACATAGGAGCTATATGGACTTCATAGATCAACAAGTCAGCGCAGGACATTTACTTTTAGAAACCAGAGTATGTAGAGTTTGTAAGAAGGAAAAGGAACTTGTATCAGAATACTATCTGTCTCGTAAGAATCCAGGATTGGCATCCTCATATTCTTATGAGTGTAAAGAATGTACTATAAAAAGAACAACGAATTATAATAAAAGAAATTCTTCAAGTGTTAAGTCTCAGTACCTTAAACGCAATTATGGCTTGACCTTTGAAGAGTTTGATGCGATGCTGACAGAGCAAGGAAATGCCTGTGCGATCTGTGGGACTACAGAACCCTCTAAAAAGCGTGGAAGGCATAGAAGGTTTCATGTAGATCATGAACCGGTTACAGGCGAAGTGAGGGGTCTTCTGTGTACTTCTTGTAAGGATGCCCTCAAATTAGTGGGTGATAATATCCACACCCTTCAAAATATGATACAATACATACATAAGAAAAAATAACTATGAAAAATACTGAGAATTACGAACAACTTTTAGAACGGTTCTATAAGAGAACCACTCAACTAGAAGACAGACAGGTTGAACTTGAAGATGCTTATCAGGAATACATGCAACTTGATAGGGATTTAGATAGACTGAAAGGATCTATTCAGGCTATTGAGTATTGTGCTTATGGTAAGATGCCTGGTGATGGTAATCATGACAAATTTAAAGATCATAAACCAGTTAAACACGGTAACTTAGACGCACTAGACTAATGACTTTCCTAATAGCAATCATGTCATTCGCAAACTTTGTATTCTATCCTCTTGTGATAGGTACAATTATTGCAGTCATAATAGAACAAATCTTTAGAGCAACAGGTAATGAGGATGATCCTAAAGCAGTACGAAATGTAATTCTTTCTATGGGAGTAAGAAAGTACCTCTATAGACAAGCATGGATCTTTAATGTAATATGGTTCATAGGATATTTTATTCTAATGTTCACAGTGGGAAGACAGGCACCCCAACAGATGCCTGATCTAATATGGCAAGGATGACACAAGACCCGATTGTTACAGGTAAAGTAAAGTCTGTTTATGATGTACCTGGTGATGCTACAAAAGTAATCATTGAATTTCATGACAGGGTAACGGCATGGAATGGTAGGAGGACAGAGTATCCAAAAGATAAGGGTGCTACTTGTTGTTTAATTTCTGCATTGCTTTTTGAGAAGTTAGCAACTCATGGTATCAAGTCTCACTATATCGATTGTCCTTCTCTCAATACAATGCTTTGTAAGAAACTATCAATCATTCCTGTAGAGGTTATTGTTAGGAACATTGCTGCTGGTAGTATCGTTAAGAATACCAGAATCCATGAGGGAACATTTATTCAACCACCTATAGTTGAGTACTTCCTAAAGGATGATGCTAAAGATGATCCATTACTTACCTATGATAGGGTAAGACTTATGGGTATTGATCCTGAACCTATGAAGGAACAGGCATTAGAGATTAACTATCAACTACAATCCTTATTCACCCTTATGGGTATGGACCTTGTAGATTTTAAATTGGAGTTTGGATATGATGCTCATGGCGATCTCTTTTTGGCTGATGAATTATCACCTGACAATATGAGATTGTGGAAGAAAGATACTAAGGAACGTTTCGATAAGGACTTGTTTCGGAAAGATGAAGGTGATATAGTAAAGGCATACAAATATATACTACAGAAACTAAGGCAATTCGCATGATAGATCCAGACGAAAATCCTTTTTGGGGGGAACCTACTCCCACGGATCTTTGGGACGACATGAAGAAGCTTGATGCTCTATATGAAGAACTTGATTGGGATCATAGAGATCTATTAGAGTTTACAATTGAAGGTAATCACATTACAATTAGAAACAGATCTAGGGAGGGCAGATAATGGAAGTAGTATTACCAGACCCACTACCAGAACCACCTTTTATGAACGGATCACTATCAGTTGTAGTTCCTATGGATGATTTTGAAATCTTCCTAAGACAGATGTGGAAGTCTCGTGGCACTGAACCTAAGGTAGGTGAGTTGTACGAGAAGTATAAAGAACTTACAACCTTTGAGGAATGATTGATACTTCATGGAGTTCAATTAGAGTCGCTCTCATCATGGTGATGGCAGTGATATGGTTTTATCTTTTAAATGTAGAATTGAGGAGTCATGACGATGAGTGAATTTCAATCAGATATTAAAGACAAACAGTATGATGAGGAGGGGAATGAGTTAGATAAACATGGGTTTAAAGTTAAGCAGTATCCAGATGGATTAGAGTCAGTTCGTAAGTCAGTTGAAAACTGTGAGCAGATGTGTGGATTGGATAAGAATGTGATGATGGAGTTGCTTAAAGGAGAGTGGACACAGTATACTACTTCTGATCACTCTGGTAGAACAAGTAAAAAGATTGTGATAGAATACGAAATCAAACATCCTACTAAATAAAATTTTTAAAAAATTATGGCTGAACTTATGAATTTTACGGTATATTCTCGTGATGGCTGCCCTTATTGCACCAAGATTCAACAAGTATTAGAACTCTCAAAACTTAATCATGTAATATATAAACTGAATAGAGACTTCGATAGAGATAGTTTCTACGAACAGTTTGGTCAAGGTTCTACCTTTCCTCAAGTAGTTCTTAATGGAACTAATCTTGGTGGATGTACTGAAACTGTAAAGTACTTAAAGGAAAATAGTTTGGTCTAATGAAACGTCCTGAAGATGATTTTGAAAATGTATATGATCTTTTAGAACACGCTATAGATTATGCTTTTGAGGGTAAGATGACCCTTAAGTTTTATGAGTTTTTAAAGTATCGTAAGACAACCAAGGCAGAAGTTGATTCTTTTCTGAAGAGTTCTACTGCTCAGGAGATTGGTAATTTAGTGTTAGATCTTCAAGAATATATTAGGGGTGGTAAGGATAGTAATCACAAACAATTACGTGAGGGGTATGGACATATTCCTAAACCTCAAGCCAGAAAAATAATCAAATACTTAGGAGGCATCCTTGAAGATGCAGTGAGGTATCAGTATGACCGAAGACCAGGAAGACGCAAAAAAGGATCTAAATAAAGACAAACCTCTGGAGATAAACAGAGGTGTGGAATTGTTGTTACGGAACAGGAGGAAGAAACCAAACCGCCCAAAAACCTTTCAGGTAAAGTTTGGAAAACTAATTTCCCTCTGGAACAGAGAAATTGTTTTTCATTTTAATGTTTACCTGGACATTAGAAAAACATAGTACTCTGGAGAAGCACAATGGAAATGACCATAGTAACTTTAACTTTGACGACAGTAGTTTCATTACTTGCATTATTGGTTGGTGGTATGATAGGATGGTTAGCAAGACAGCATTCTTATGAAACCACACCTCAGTTTGTGTACACTCACCCAGAGATGTTTGATGAGAATGGACAATTAGTTCCTGATGAAATTGTAGCAGTTCGATTTGAAAACAATTATGACAACAACACCGAAGAAGAAGACGACTAGAAAACCAAGAGCTACTAAGCCGCAGGTTAAGTTACCACCTAATCCTTTTATGTTTGAGATTTTGGAGGTCGTAAATGATGCTCGATCTAAAGCAAAGAAGGTAGAAGTTCTTAAGGAATATGAGAATGATGCTTTAAAGAGTATTTTTATTTGGAATTTTGATCCCAGTGTTATCTCAATGATTCCTGAAGGAGAAGTTCCTTATAATAAGAATGAAGTTCCTGTAGGTACTGATCACACTTCTTTAAGAAGAGAGTATAAACAACTCTATCATTTTGTGAAGGGTGGTAACGATCAACTTTCATCTTTGCGTAGGGAATCTATGTTTATTCAGATGTTGGAAGGTCTTCATCCTAAGGAAGCAGAGATACTGGTTCTTATTAAGGATGGTCAACTCAATCAAAAGTATAAGATTACTCGTGAAGCAGTGGAGGAAGCTTATCCTGATATCACTTGGGGTGGACGTTCATGACTACTAAAACTGAAAGGGAAAGAGCAGTGGAAGAAGAAAAAAAAGATGAATCTAAAGTAGATCCATCTGAATATTCTTGTCAAGTTTTATTAGAAAATACTACTCTTGAACAAGCTGATGATAAAACTTTTCCTACTGATGCTTATAGGGTGTGGTATAATGTAGATGGAAAAGAGTTGCTTGATGTGACTCGTTCTGGTAAGATGGCAAATATTTTTGATATGTATTACGATAAGTATGGAAAAGAGCTTAAGCGTATTGAATATGGATCAGGAACTATTTCTCCTGCTCAATGGGGATATAAAAAACCAGAGAAAAAGAAGAGGAGAAAAGGATGAATGAGGACGACCTAATTAAAGCCCAGATAGATGCTCTTATTAGAGATGAAATTCAGGAGGTTGTAAATGATTATGTAGATTCTCAAGAGGTAAGTAAGGAGAGTGGAATTGGTTTTGTTCAGAAAGAAGATGAGGAATTGAAGGTTAATATATCTACTGCAGAAGTAGAGAAACTTATTAAAGAATATAAGAAGATTAAGAAACGTCAGAAGAAATCTAATTTACATCAAGTTAAACAAATGGGATTGGTGGATAAACATGGCAGACAACTCCAGCAAGATTGATACTCAGGGAATGAGTGGACCTGTTGATCCTAATTATAAAGGATCAAGGGGAGTAGTAGAGCATAAACCTGCTACTGTTAGACCCATGAGATTGATTACTCCTATGATGGCTAAGGAGTTGAAGATCCTTATTAATGAGGTACTTGATGAACGTGAGTATAAGAGAAGGTTGGTTGGAGCATATGATGATGTGAAGACATTACCTCCCTCCTACTTTGACACAGAGCACTTTAAGCATTATGTTGGAGAGGATGAACCACCTTATGAGGATTGGAGTCAATGAAAATTACTCAGAAGATTATTGATGACCTCACTGAGGCATTAGCTCATACCAAGAAAGATGGTACTGAGAACTGGAAGGATGGTGATGAAATAGATGTGTGTCTTGCTGGTACATTCGCAGCAGACAAATTCATTACTCTGATCAATCGCTCTAAGGATAAATGAGACTTGGTATTATGTGCTCCGGTAACGGAAGTAACTTTGAAAACATAGTTCACTCTTGTCCGGATCATGAGGTAGTACTCATGGTTTATAATAAAAAGAAGTGTAAGGCAAAGAAAAGAGCAGAGAGATTAAATATAAATTCTTATTATACCAAGGATGAGGATGAGATTATTGCACTTTTTGAAGCATGTAATGTAGAACTGATAGTGATGGCAGGTTGGATGAGAATAGTATCTAAGAAGTTCTGTGATGCATTTGCAGGACAGATAATAAATTTACATCCATCATTACTTCCTAAGTACAAGGGACTACATGCAGTTGAACAAGCTATGAAAGCAGGTGAGGAAGAAACTGGATGTACGGTTCATTTTGTAACAGAAGAATTGGATTCAGGTGCTATTATAAAACAGCAGAAAGTTCCTATTCTTCCTGGTGATACTCCAGAGACATTGCAGAGAGCAATTCAACAAGCAGAACACCACCTTTTACCGTCAGTTATTAATGCATTTTAGAGATGTTTACAGTTTATGGTACTGGAATATGTTAAGTACTAATTACAGATTAAATCTTACAGATATTTGTTGCCGTATTATTTCTAATGATACAGTTACTTTAGATGAAAGAATTTGGATGAAGAAGTTGTGTGATGCTAATCCTCATGCAAAATCTCTTGCAGAATCTTTATTATGTCCTTATAAAGTTGAAGATAAGTAGAAATTGTATCGCATGTTACAGTTCTTCTTGACTATATAGTATACTATGTGTTATATTGCACATATACGTTCATCCCATCTTGGGACGCAAGTAAGTCGCGGAACGGGTACGTTCATCCTCTTCGGAGGACGCAAACGACTAAAGGAACGGGCCTTAAAATCCAACTACTTTAGGAGTCACACAATGGCACAAGTCACTTACAGAGGTATCAAATATGATACCAATGACAGCAAAAGCTGTCAGAAGCAGGTCTCTGAATTAGTTTACAGAGGCATCAAGCATACAGAGTCTAAGACTGTGTGTGCAAGGTGAATAAGTCTTACTTGGACTAAGTATAAACCTCCTCTTTACAGGGGAGGTTTTTTAATATATAATTTAACTACTAAGAATTCAAATGCTACACATGCGCGAACAACTATTAGCAGCAGTCAAAGCTCATGCTCAAGGCGAGATTGCAAAGCATAGAGCAAACGTGAATGTATACCTTGAACATCCAGTAGGTATTGGGGAACATTCAGATGTCACAGAAGCAATTCAAATAGAATTGGATAAGATTGCCAGGTATCATGATCAAATAGAAGTGATTGACAAATATTTTAAGTAATGGATCCTTCAAGAGAAAAACTTAAATTAATTGTCAGAAACCTCAAACTCTTGGTTGACGCACTGGAGTCCGAGGTATATTCTGATGTAGATGCTTATAGAAATTCAAAAGCATTCTCTACCAATATAACTGATTACGATGAGGTCTTTGATGACGATGACGGATACGCAGATTAAACTTGTAAGTGTTACCCCTGATGCTGAGAAGACGATGGGGTATGTTGCTCGTGTGAGTAACCCTAATAACCAGGAGAATCCTAAGGTTGCTGGTCTTTTATCCTATTGC